GAGTCCGACACCGAGCGTAACAACACCACGCGGCGGTTTCGCGAAGGTGCGATCAACCGCCTCAACGATCAGGAAAGGTCGGCCATCGTCGTGATCATGCAGCGCCTGCATGAGGACGACATCTCGGGCACGATCCTGAAAATGAAGATGGGCTATGTCCATCTCATGCTGCCGCTGGAGTTTGAACCGGAGCGCGCCTGCGTTACTTCGATCGGCTTTCGCGATCCGCGCACCTTCGACGGTGAGCTGCTCGATCCGGTGCGTATGCCACGCGAAACTGTCGACAAGCTCAAGCGCGATACCACCGCCTACGCCTACGCCGGCCAGTATCAGCAACGCCCGTCGGCGCGTGAAGGTAACATCTTCAAGCGGCACTGGATCGAGACAGTGCCGGCGGCGCCGGCACGCGCGAAACGCTGCCGCGGCTGGGATCTCGCGGCCAGCAAGAAGAAAGCTGGCACATCAAGCTCGCCGGCCTACACCGCCGGCGTCAAGCTGAGCGAGGCCGATGGGGTTTACTACATCGAAAATGTTGTTCGTGAGCGCGGATCGCCGGCCGAGGTCGACAAGCTGATCAAGAGCACCGCCATCGTCGATGGCCATTCGGTGACGATCTCGATCCCGCAGGACCCTGGCCAGGCTGCAAAGGGACAGGTCCTGGCATTCGCCAAGTTGCTGGCTGGTTACAACTGCCGCTTCTCTCCGGAGACGGGCGACAAGGAACAGCGTGCCACGCCGGTATCGGCGCAAGCCGAAGTCGGCAACGTTCGGATCGTGAAGACCGGCGACGATGCCAAGGACGCGTGGATCGAGCCGTTCATGGAAGAGCTCTGCATGTTCCCGGCCGGCAAGTTCAAGGACCAGGTCGACGCGCTGAGCCGAGCATTTTCTGAACTCCTGACGTTGAAGGCTCCCATGGTCATATCGCAGGAAGTTCTGACGCGCGCCGCGCAACCGCGGAGCCGGCTCAGGTGAAGGGCCGCAAGAAGTTCGCGAAGCAAATCGCGACGCAGATTGCGATGGAGTTTCTGGCACAGGCCAAACCCGAGCGCCGTGCCGTGGCCGCAAAACCACGTGCGCCGGCAAAGCCGACCGCGAAGGCGGACCCGGTTTCGAAGACACCGATCAAGATTACCAATACCATTCTCGCGCGGGCTCGGGGCCGCACCAAACCAACGACCAAGGTTCATCCGTTCACCATCGCGCAGCACCCGCCCAGCGTGGTGCCAGCCGGTCGTCCGGCGATGGCGCAGGACGAGGCGATCGGATCCGTCAATGCATGGGCTGCAAACAGTCTGTACGCAGGCGCGTTTCAGGAAGGACTGACGTTTCTCGGCTACGCCTATCTCTCGGAGTTGGCGCAGCGCCCCGAATACAGAGTCATCAGCGAGACCATCGCGACCGAGATGACGCGGAAGTGGATCAAACTGCAGGCCACCGGCGACGAGGATAAGACCGAGAAGCTCAAGACGATCGAAGAGGAGATGAAGCGGTTGAAGGTGCAGGACGCCTTCCGCGAGATCGCCGAGCAGGATGGCTTCTTCGGGCGCGCCCACCTCTATCTCGATATCGGCGTCGGCACGATCGACGATCTCGACGAGCTCAAGATCTCGATCGGCAACGGTACAGATACAGTCAGCAAGGCCAAGGTCAGTCCCCAGCAGCGATTGACGCGCATCAAGACCGTCGAGGCTGTGTGGTGCTATCCGTCGAACTACAATTCGACCGACCCGCTGCGATCGGACTGGTACAAGCCATCAATGTGGTTCGTGCAGGGCAAGGAGGTTCATGCCTCCCGCCTGCTGACCTTTGTCGGCCGCGAAGTGCCGGACCTGATCAAGCCGGCCTACTCTTTCGGTGGCCTTTCGATGTCGCAGATGGCGAAGCCATACGTCGACAACTGGCTTCGAACCCGGCAGAGCGTATCCGACCTGATCAGTTCGTTTTCGGTCAGTGGCGTCAAGACCAACTTGGGCGAAAGCCTGCAGTCCGGCGGCGAGCAACTTTTCAATCGCGCGGCGCTGTTCAATTTGACGCGCGACAATCAAGGCCTGATGCTGCTCGACAAGGAGACAGAGGAATTCTTCAACATCACGACGCCGCTCACCGGTCTTGACACGCTGCAGGCTCAGGCTCAGGAGCACATGGCATCGGTCAGTCGTATCCCGCTCGTTAAACTGCTCGGCATCAGTCCGGCCGGTCTCAACGCTTCATCGGAGGGTGAGCTTGAAAGCTTCGACGATACGATCGGAGCGTATCAGGCGGCATTCTTCACGCCGAATCTGACACGCGTCATCAACTTCATCCAGTTATCGCTATTTGGAGAAGTCGATCCATCCATCACGTTCATCTACGAGCCACTCACCTCGATCGACGAAAAGGAACGGGCTGAGGTCGAGAAGATACAAGCCGAAACGGACCAAATCTTCATCGACGCCGGCATTGTCTCACCGGCGGAAGCGCGCAAGCGTGTCGCCAACGATCCAGATGCTGGTTACAACTCGCTTGATGTCAGCGTCGTGCCAGACCTCGGCGAGGAGGAAACTGAAGGCCTCGAGCCGGTTGGCGGTCATCTGGATGCCGCCGCGGAGGCCGAGGTCGAGGCGGTCGACGCGTGAAACTGCGCAACAAGACGGCGAAGGAAATCACTCTTCGCCCGGTCCATCCGAACGCCGGCATCGAGCAGGCCTACCAGCGCAAGCTCCTGAAGCTGATCGACGAGATGAACAAGTCGGTCAGGTACTGGCTGTCGGCATCGTACAAGGCGAACGAGCCGATCATCGCCCAGGACGACGCGCTGCCGTCCAACGCACTGCGCGCCGCAATTCGAAAATTGGCAGCTCGATGGCAGAAACAGTTCGATGAGGCTGCACCGGCGCTCGCTGAGTATTTCAGCGTTGCTGTGTCGGAACGAAGCGACGCTACACTGCGGTCGATCCTGAAAAAGGGTGGCTTCAGCGTCCAGTTCAAGATGACAAAGGCGCAGCGTGATATCTTCGAGGCCACGGTCAACCAGAACGTTGCGCTGATCAAATCGATTCCCTCACAGTATTTCACCAACGTCGAAGGCATGGTGATGCGCTCGGTGCAAACCGGCCGCGATCTTGGCTCACTCACCACCGATCTGCAAAAAGAATTCGGTATCACCCGCCGCCGCGCCGCGTTCATCGCACGCGATCAGAACAACAAGGCCACCGCGTCGCTAAACCGCGCACGGCAGGACGAACTTGGCGTCACCACCGCGAAGTGGCGGCACTCCGGAGGCGGCAAGCACCCTCGTCCGACCCACGTCGCGATGAACGGCAAGACCTACGACGTGACGCAAGGCATGTACGACCCAGCCGTGAAGAAGTTCATCTTTCCGGGCGAGGAGCCGAACTGCCGGTGCGTGTCAATATCCATCATTCCTGGGTTCAACTGAGGACGGCACATGACGAGCGAGACCGAGACGACCGGAGAGCTGACCGTGGTTACGCAGCAGACTGCCGACGCCGGAACCGGTATTGCCGGAACTGACCAAGACACTGCCGAAGGCTCGAGCGCCGACATGGGCGGTGCCGACGAACCCAAAGCGGGCCGCACTCACGAAGTTGTGGTGCCCTTGGACGCGGAAGCCGCGGGCAAATTGCTCGAGCAGGTTCACGACGCGCTGCAGCAGCATGTCGAGAGCATCGAAGCTCGCCTTGAGCAGTTCAAGTCCGACGCGGTCGCGCCGCTACAAGAGCAGTTCGCGGCGCGGTCGAACCGCGATGACATCGCTGCCGATCTGAACAAACTCAAGATCGATATCGCCGCGATCGGCGCCGAGCTCGAGCAGCTGCGCCACTCCAGTGGTTCCGAATTGACGGACCGGGTCACCAAGATCGAAGCCCAAATCCGGCACATGGTCTGAGGATTTCATCATGCCAAGCGTGTCAGCTGCCCAGCACCGTGCGATGGAAGCGGCGGCGCACGGCCACGGCACGCTCGGGATTCCGAAACGGGTCGGCGAAGAATTTGTGGCCGCTGATGCCGCCGCGCCGCAGGCCGCCGGAGTGCTGTTCGTCGCGCCCGATGGTCGCGTGCTGCTGATGCACCGCGCGCCTGACGAAAAGAACTTTGGCGGCCATTGGGGGCTGCCGGGTGGAAAGGCAGCGGACGGCGAGACGCCTGACCAGGCTGCGCGACGCGAGACCGAGGAAGAGACCGGCCATCGATACAATGGTGCGCTCAGGACCATGGCGCGGGTCAAGACGCCGACCGGAATGATCTTCACGACCTTCGCGGCACCGGCGAACGAGAAATTCGCGCCGGCCATGAAGGACGGCGAGCATACCGGTTTCACATGGGCCGATCCGCAGCACCTGCCCGCACCACTTCATCCGCAGGTCGCAAAACTGCTTGGCGAAAACGTCGGTGTCTCAGCCGACATGCCGCCGGAGGACTGGACCAAGTTGCGCGACAATCTGGTGAAGTGGGCCAGCGAGCAGGAAGAAGCGGCTCACGCCAGCGACATGGCGCTCGATCGCGCCTCAGTACGTACCTACGACCGCGACGGTCGCCTGCACGTCGCCACCACGAACATCAGCAAGGCTGCAATCAACGAATATATCGGCCGCGAGATTCCAGACTGGCAAGCGCTCGGTCTTAACGCCGACAAGCGTTACAAATTGCTGCGCGACCCCGAAGAACTTGAGAAGGCCGCAGCGACATTCAACAACATCCCGCTGCTGTCACGTCACGTGCCCGTCTCGGCCGACGATCATCAGCCCGGCCTGGTGATCGGGTCGCTCGGCACCGATGCCGCGTTCGCGGCGCCATATCTGCAGAACAGCCTGATCATCTGGGCGCGTGACGCCATCGAGGCTGTCGAATCCGAAGATCAGAAGGAATTGTCCAGCGCGTACCGGTACCGCGCTGACATGACGCCCGGGACATTCGAGGGCGAAGCATACGACGGCGTCATGCGCGACCTCGTCGGGAACCACGTCGCGTTAGTGCGAGAAGGCAGAGCCGGCTCCGATGTGGTCGTCGGCGACCAGGCAATCCCCAAACTTCAGGAGAACTTCGAAATGTCGAAAGTATTGCTGACCCGCAAGGGTTCCGTTGCGCTGGGCGCGCTCATGATCGCGCTGAAGCCGAAGCTGGCGCAGGACGCCAAGATCGATCTGGCGCCAGCACTGGTCGGACTGACCGATAAGAACTTCAAGACCAAGAAGGCGTCGATCGTCACGGCGATCAAGGACGGCACCAAGGGGAAGCTCGCCCAGGATGCCAGCATCGACGACGTGATCGAGCTCGTTGACGCGCTCGAAAAAGTCGAAAGCGTCGAGGGCGCCGACACCGATCCCAACAGCGGACTGCCGATCGTCGCCAATCCCGACGACACCTCGATGGACGCGGGAAATGAGGAGCTGAAAGCCTTCCTCACCGGCAAGCTGAGCGAAGAGGATATCGCCAAGGCATGCGCCCTCGCGTCACCCACCGGCGCCGCCGACGAAGATGAGACTGAGGAAGAGAAGAAAAAGCGTGAGGCTGAGGAAGCCCAGCGCGCGCAGGACGACGCCGACAAGACGAAGGATATGGTCACCAAGCCGGCGATGGATGCAGCGATCAAGGCCGCGGTCAAATCGGCCAACGAGACCGCTGCTAAGACGCAACGCGAGATCCGCGATGCGGAACGCGCGGTGCGGCCGTATATCGGCGACCTCGCCATGGCGCATGACAGCGCCGCCGCAGTGTACCGCACTGCCCTCTCTTCGCTCGGCGTCAAAGAC